GGCCGGCGATCTCCGGAATCGGCGCGCCTTCGGTCGAAGCCTGGACTTGCAGATTGTCGAGGCGCGGGCCTTCCTGCTTCTGCGGACCGGGACCGAAAAGCTGCGCATCGATGTAGCTTCCGGCGACGGCCGCCGCGGCCGTTGCTGCGGTCACGACCCAAGCGGCTGCGCCTTCCGTCAAAGCCGCCGCCCCAACGGTCAGAATAAGAGCTGCCATCGGGTTCAGTCCGCGAGGAAAGGAAACGAGAAGGCAAAGCGCAGGCGCTGCCGCGATCCGCTTCCGGTCCAAAGGGAAACCTCGGCGACCGGATGCGCCTCGATCGAATGCAGCATGCGGCCGGGCGCGGTCAGGATTGCGCAGTGCTTCGCCGGCGAATTCTCCTTCATGGCGAAGAGCAGCACGTCGGCGGGCCGGATTTTATCCGTAGGCACCGCGATCATGTGCCTGCCGGCCGCTTCGGCAAGACTCTCACGGCCGTGCGCCTCCGCCCAATCGCGACTATAGGGCGGCGGCTGCTCGGGCTCCTCGCCATAGACGGCGCGCCAGACGCCGCGCACCAGCCCGAGGCAGTCGCAGCCAATCCCCTTCACGGAGGCCTGATGGGCGTAGGGCGTGCCGATCCACGAGCGCGCCTCCGCAATGATATCGGCCCGGCTAACCACGGAATTCGCCTCCGAGAGACGTGCCGTCGTTGTTGTCGCCCTGCTTGGCGAAGGAGAGCGCGAAGTCGTTCCCCGGCATGTGGGGAAAGCCGCCGAAATTGACGACGTTCGCGAAACGGTCGCGGCAGGTCGCCAGCGTCTTGTCGCAACCGGCGGTAATCGTGAACGTGTCGCCCACCTGCATCGGGCGCGGCATCGGCAGGAAGAGCGAAAGTCGCGAATTTGGGCTGCCTTGCGAGTGCGATTTCACTTCGATTTCGAGACCCGCGTTGTCGCCGCTGCTCCAGGTGATCTTGCCGCGGCTGAATACGCCGGATGCAAACGAGCCGATCTCGCTGGCGGTGAAATCGAAATTGCTGATCACGCTCGCGACTGTGCCGCTGCCGTGGTGTGCGGGCGCGCCGAGATCGATCCGGCAGCGGACGTCACCAAGCTCCCAGGCGCAGGTGCGCTGGAAGATGCGCCCGGCGCTTTGGTCAAGCTTGGCGGCAAGCCCGCGCAACTCGGCGGAAAAGCTCGTGTCGCCTCGCGTGACCTGGCCGAGGAAGCCGGACCGGAGGACGACGCGCTGCGACACGTCCTGCCAGTTGACGCGCATGATCGTGACCGTTGCGTCGTCGTAGAGGCCGGCGTTGAGATCGTCCTCGGTGATCGCGGCCGACGAGAGCGCGCCGTCCACATCGAGATTCGAGACGGCAAGGCCGAGCTGGTCCTCGATCGCCGTCGCGGTGAATCCGGTCGCCGCTTTGTAGGTCACGCCGTCGATCAGGAGATCCCGGTCATGATCGGTGAAGCCGAGAACCGTGCCGTCCTTGCGCGCCAAGCGCCAGCAATGGCAAAGCGTCGTGACGCCGCCGGCGAGATGCGCAGCGAGTCCCGGATCAAGAACCTTCATTCCTTGACCTCGATGAGATTGATCTGGGAGACGATCTGCTGGTCCCAGGCGTTCGCCTGAACCGGCAGCTTGTCCGTGTCGAAGCGGACCGGCACGTCGAACTCGAACGACGCGGTCGGCGCCGATCCTGGCGCCGAGCCGAACGTGACGAGACCGGTGAGATAATCGATCTCCGACGGCACCACGGGCGAACCGCCGATCTTGATCGCGACCGTTCCAAGTACCGGCTTGGTGATCGTCCGCACGTGCTCGTAGCCGCCGATGTTGTAGCGTTTCACGAGCTGCCACACCGTCGGCGTGACCTCGGCCATCGCCTGATCGGTCGCCTGATAATCGGTCCAATCCTTGAAACGGAACGAATAGCCGCGCCCCTTCACGATGTAGAAATGCGCGATGACGGCCTGCATTTCGGCGCGCGTGCGGATGCCCGTCGAGATGTTCCATTCGCCGCGTGCGTCCGCCCATTGGATGTTGCGGCGCTCGGCGCCCGAGCCGAGCGTCACGACATTGGTCGAGAAGCCCGGTCCTCCGGTTGCGCCGCGCGCCACCGCGTCCGGGAACGAAATATCGAGGAAGGGCTGCGGCATGGCTCAGCGTCCCCGCATTCCGAGTTGGACTGCACGCGACAAATCGGCCGCGAGCTGAGTGCGGCTCGCGGTGAAGGCGGACGGGTTCGGCGTTTGGATGGTGACGTTGACGATCGGCGATGCCGCCGAAGCCCGCGCGTTGTAGCTTTGCGCCTCCTGACGATTGAGCACGCGCTCGCCGCGCTGGAGGATTGCGGGGATTTCATCCGGCGAGAGAAATGCCCCGTCGTGCAGGCGCGGCGCCCGATGAAAGAGCGCGGCCGGCAGCAGGATCGGCTGTCCGCCCGCGCCGACAACTCCGCCTTCGTGAAATTTCAAACCCTTGAGGATCGAACCGATGATTCCGCCGACCGACGAAATCGTCGGCAGGTTCGTCCCGAACAGCAGGTTCTTCAGCGGATTGAGCAGCGCAAGCTTCAAGAGCTCGCGGTTGATGTCGAGAATGGCTGCGCGGCCTGCATCCGCCCATGATTTCCAGTCGGTCTTGCCTTGCGCGATCAGGTCGGCGAAGTGGTTGAAGGTCGTGTCGGTGAGGCTGATGAGCTTCTGCTGCGACGCTTTTGCGAGTTGAAGCTGTTGATTGAGCCGCTCGAGCGCGCCCGCATTGGCAATGACGATCTGCGCCTCCTTTGAGCCGAGATCGATGCCCTGCTGGACAAGCTGTTGCTTGGCCTGAAGCTGTGCGATTTCGATCGCGGCCTGGGATTCGTTCGTGCCGGCGAGCTCGATCTGGCGCTGCAAGAGCGCGATCTGGTCTTTCTGGGTCTCGATCTGCCGGAGCGCATTGTTGCGCGCCTCTTCGGCGTTGAGCCGTCCGTAGGCGCCGCGCAGCGCATCGATGATGCGCGTCAGCGTCGCCTTCGCTTCGCCTTCCGCGAGTGACTGCGCCACAAGCAGGGGCCGGAGCGCCTGCTCGACCTGCATTTGCCGGCGCGCCTGCTCGATGGTGAGCGAACCCGCGGCGATGGCGTCGTTGAGCCGTTTCTGCGCATCGGCCTGCGCGGCGGTGTCCGCGACCGACTTCGCGGATTGCGCGGCGGTTTGTGCGATCTCGTCGGCGAGAATCTGCCGCATCCGCATTTCGACATCGACGCCGTTGCGGATCGCTTCGGTCAGCGCCTTGCGCTTGGCTTCGGCCTGCTGCGCAGCGGCAGCGCCTTGCAGATAGGCGTTAGCCACATCGAGCGAGGCGCGTGCGTTAGTTGTCAGCGCCAGCGATTGCTCCGCAATCGCATGCGCCGCCTCGGCGCGCGCTCTTGTCCCGGCGCGTGTGATCTCGGTTTCCGCTGTGCCGGTCGTGATGGCCTGGCCGGCGAGTTCGAGCCGGCGGCGCTCTTCGGCAATAGCTGCCTTCTGGGCCGGACTCTTGGCGTTGAGCGCCTGGATTTCCAGCTCGTCCAGACGACGCGCCTTCTCGGCCGGATCGAGCCACGTCTTCACCGCACGGGAAACGGCGTCATAGGCCGCCTCGACCTGCTTGAGGTCGGCAACCTTCTGGCGGGCGAGCGGATCGTTCAGCGCCGAAGCAAGCTGCGCCTGCTGGTTCTTCAGCGTCTGGAGGTCGTTGAAACCCGGCGTGAGGCTGCGGCCAAGCTCGCCCGCAATTGTCGAAGTGCGCGCCGCCAGCGCGTCGGCTTTCGCGTCCGCCGCCTTCCGTTCGAGGTCTGCGATCTGCCGTTTGACATTCGCGATGTCGGCGTCGATGGCGGACAGCGCGCGCGACGGCACGAAGGCCGGCATGCCCATATAGCCCGGAACGTATTCGCCACCGAGCGTGGTGGCGTTGGTGCGCTCCTTCTGGAGTTCTTCGAGACGCTGCCCAAGCGTCGGGTCCGTGGCGCGGTCGATTGCGCGGCCGATGGCGTCGGTGGCATCCGAAGCGCTGCGCTTCACGTAATCCCAGGCGCGGCCGAGCGCGGTCGTGGCGGTGGCGGCGTCGATCAGCGACGGCTTGAGATTGTCGAAGAGGACCTTCTGTGCCGCGGTGATATCGTTCTGCGCCGCAAGCGTCTTGATGAGCAGCCGAGTGCGGTCGTCGTAGCCGCCGACCTTGGAATTGAGCAGATCGACGCCCTTGGCCGGATCGGCGAACGCTTCCGCCAGCTCCTTGGTTGCCGCATCGATTTCCTGGCCGGTGGTCGCCGCATAATTCTTCGCGACGGTGATCAGGTCGCCGAATTGATCGACGCCAATCCGGCCGGTGCGAAGGAACGCGACTTCCATGTCGCGCGCCGCCGCCACCGAGATGCGGCCGGCGCTCGCCGCCGTGTCCGCGATCCGGTTGAGCTGATCGACCGTCGCGCCGGCTGCCCGCCCGACGCCCGCAGTCGCGACCTGAAGCTCCTTCTGCGCGGTGATGTAGCTGTTGTAGGCGTAAAGCGCGGTGCCGCCGACGGCGGCGAGGCCAGCGACAAGCAGCGTCGTGGGCGACACCAGCCCGATAACGACGCGGCCGAGCTCTTTGAGCACGCCGCCCACGCCCATACCGGAGCCGGCGAAGATTTGCGCAATCTGCGTGCCCTGTTGGGCGAGCACGGTCAGCGGCCGTTGCCCGCTCGCAAGGCCGACCACCACGTCGTTGAGCTGATAGCCGAGATTGACGATCTGATAACTGGTGAGCCGCGAGCCGTCGCCGACGCCTTTCAGCGCTTTGGCGGTGGCGTCGAAGCGATTGCGCGCGAGCTGGTGCGCCGCCGCCTGTTCCTGCGCCGAGATTGCGCCCGCTTTGAAGAGGGCATTGGCCTCGGCGACCTCGGCATTGAGTTTCGCCTGCGCGGCGCCGAGCGGATCGATTTGCGCGCGCAACGCCTTGGTGCGCGCTTCGAGGTCCTCGGCGGCCTTCGCCGCTTCCTCGAACACGCGTGCCGAATCGCGGGCCGAACCGGCGCTCGGCGCGCCGACGCCCAGGATGGCATTGAATTTGCGCTGCGCTTCGTCGGCGCTCGCCGCTTGGCGCGCGGCTTGCGCGAGGCGCTGCAAGCGCTGGGTCTCGCGGTCGGTGGCCGCGCCCGCGGCATCCATTGCGGACGCGGTTTTGTTGAACGCGTCCTGGCCCGCCTTGCCGATATCGTCGAAGGCGCGCTTGACCTCATCCCGGCCCGTGACGCCGATGCGGATCGAGACGTTGCGATCGGTCACGAGCTAGAATCCTTCGCATAGGCGCGCACGATCAGCGGCTCGATCTCGGCAAGTGCATCGACAAGGACGGTGGAGAGCGCGCCCATGGCGTCGGCGAGGAGAAGCACGGCGCCGAAGTCGAGGCCGTAGACGCCGCCCATGACGGCGCGCACCTGCCCGGCCGAGCGGCGGAAGACTTCCCACGCCGCCTTGCCCTCGTCCGTTTTCGGCGCGTGTTCTAGGTAAGGGCAGCCGGCGCACGTTTCCGGACACGCCGCGCAATAGGCTTCGCCCCCGCCGAAGTGCCATTCGGCGAGAGCGAGGATGCGTTTTTTTCATCGATCCCGATCAGCGCCGGGGCGACATAGAGCCGGTCAACCGCATCGAAAGCCTGCCAGTGCTCAAGCAGCGCATCGATGTTTTCGGGCGTCGGCTCGACCGGCGCGCCCCCGGCGTCGCCGACTCCCTCCCATTCGAGGATGCCCCAGCGCGCGACCGAGCGCGTGAAGGCGGCGCTGCCGAGGAAGATGCTGTCGTCGGCCTGCGTCTTCATTGCCTCGGCCGCAGCTTGCCGTGCGGCGATGATTGCGGCGACCGTGATCGGGCGAACCTTGAGCCGAACGCCGGGAAGGAGATCAAGCCAATAGGGATCGCGCTCGCGCGCGGCGAGTTTCAGCATCGTTGTCCTCGGTTGGTTGAAAGAAGCTCGCCCGGAAAGCGAGCAAGGTCAGTAGGCGGAGAGATCGTTGACCAGCATCGCCGTGCAGGTCTTCGCGAGAACCGGGTGCTCCGACGCCTGCCAGTCGAACGTCGCCTGCACGCCGGCCGGACCGGTGATCGGCAGCTTCGGCTTCGGCAGGTTCACGTTGTGCACGGTGAAACGCAGCAGCTTGCCGGCCGCAATCGACCATTCGAACACGAGCTCGATCGGCGTGCCCGCGACGGCCAAATCGAGGAGCGAGGTGTCGGCGAAGCGCACTCCCACCTGCCCGGTGACTGCGAGCATTGCGGGATCGGCGCCGGCGATACGGCCGTCGGGCCGGATCACCTCCACCTTGTCGAGGCCGTTCGCATAGCTGAATTGTCCCGACACCACATTGCCGAGCGGAACGCCGTCGCGGCGGATTTGACCGGTGAACTGAGTGAAACGTTCGATCGCCTGCTCTGTAGGCGAGCCTGCGCCGGAGGCGCCGTTGCGCGTCTCGCCCTGCGCGATCACGCTGATCGTTCCGTTGAGAAGGCCCGAGCGCTGCAACTGGATCGTCAGCTTGTCGGCCATCGCCCCGAAATTCATGCCGTAGCTCGGCACATCGGGCATTCCGATCTCGATGGCCGCGGAGGGAAGCGACAGCGCGCCCGAGGTGAAAACGTGATTGTAAGGCCCGGCGGCGGAGCCGCCGGCAAGCGTCGCGCCGGAAGCGGTGGCATTCGAGTCCGGAGCGGTCGATGCATCCAGCATCACCGAGTTGCCGCCGATCCCGATCGTGTCGGACGTGACGATGATCGCGTTGCCGGCGAGATTGAGCGAATAGGTCTGTGCGGCGAGCGCGGCAGTGGCGCTCTTGTTCAGGCCGATCACCGCGTTCGTCAGCGTTTCGAGGAGCGTCGCACCGATCAGGCTTTCGTCGCCGGAGGGGGCGCTAGAAACGAAGGTCCAATCCGCGCCGCCGATCGAGATCGTGCTGTTGTTCGCCGGCTGGGCGTCGAAGGTGAAGCTGCCGCTGGCAGCGGTGCCTTGCGTTGTTGCCGGCGCGCCGAACAGCAATTTCAGCCAATAGCCGAAATTCCGAAGATCGAGCGGGACCACCACGTCGCCGTCATTATTGATCACGTCGCGCGCGGGCTGCTGGGGATCGCGACCGTAGCCGAGCAGATCGCTCTCGATCAGGTTCTGCTGTTCGCCGAGTGCGGCCGAGACGAAGGGAACACGCCTGAAGCCCGAGCCGGGCGGCGTGCCGTAAGCGGATTCAAACGCCAACGCCATGATGGCATTGGCGCCGCGAGCGCGGGCCATGAGAGCCTCCGTTGTTTAATTTTCAGATGAGCGGGTTGGCGGTGGTGTAGCTGGCGATGATCGCCGCATCGGCCCACCGGCCGGACATCGCGCCCGCCGTCTCGAGGTCGTCGGACGTTGGCGCTTCCGTTTCGATGAAGTCGCACAAGCCGCCGAGCGTCCGGTCGGCCATCGCGGCCGTGCCGATCGCGGACAGCATCTGATCGATCGCCTGCTCGCGCGTCAGCGAGGCGGACGCGAAGGCCGCGAGTTCGATTGGAACGCGATGCTCATAAACGTAAGTCAGCGGTGAAAGCAGAACCTCGGGCTCGCCCGGATCGCCATCGCGGATAATCACCAGCCCGCCCGGCGGAATGCGTTCGGGCTTGTCGAGATTGCGTTTGACCTCTGCGTTCGGCAGCGCGCCGGCGATCAAGGTCTTGATCGCGTCAAGCACCTCTTCGCGCCGGCTTGGCATGAGCTATCTCCAATGCTGCGCGATGAGCGCGGAAACGCGATCCGCCCAGCGATTGCCTGCGCCTTCGACATCGAACCGCTTGCCCGGCCGGACCATCGGCACGAGAACGAAGATCACAAGAAACCGCTTGCCGCCGCTCAAAGGCGTCCGGATCGGTTTGAAGGATTTTCGCCGGCGCCATCGCGCCGGCTGTCGCACATAGCTCGCGTCGGTCACGAGAAGCGCATGGCTACCGCGAGGGACGAAGCGGAGCTTGACGCCCGTTTCCGTCTCCCAGATCGCCGGCGTGAGCCGCTTGTTCTTGACCGTCGTATGGCTCACGCCTGCGTCTCGGGTTGGAAAGGCCAGGAAGCGGCGGTTTCGTGCGACGATTGGCACGCCGCGCTCGAACGCGTCCACGATGTCAGGCGCCCGCGTCCATACATAGGCCGCCGAATTGATGCTCGGTTGGCTCTCAGGAAACCGCTTGCCCCGCCACGTCTTCGCGAGGCGCGCGCCCATGCCGGCCGAGACCACCTGGTCGCGCAGCTCGTCCTTGAGCCCTGCCTGAATCTCGTTCATCGCCTCCGAGACCGCAACTTGGCCATCGTCGTAGGCCCGCTTGAGGATGACACTGAGATCGTCCATTTGACCTTAAATCGCATGCTGATGTGGACCGAGGAACTCAGATGACGACATCTTCTGGTTCGACCAAGCAGTCACTGGCTGGCGCTGCGGACTATTTCACAAAGGTCCTCAAGCCAAACAAAGAAGCATTCTTTGGCGGACCGAGCACATTCGCGTCGGCAGTTAACTTTGCGACGGCTCTTTATCACTTCCACGAATGGCTGTTTCACGAGTTCAAACCTCAGTTGGAAACTGAATTCAAAACAACGTTCTCAAGCAAGGGCGCATTCTGGCAAACCGTCCAGGCATCCGATGCGAGGTTCGGCTATATCCGCGACGTGACGAACGCATCCAAGCATGTAGCGATCGGAGGTCCTGGCCATCCTGCGCCATCAACTGGAATGACGCACATCGCAAACACGCACATTGTATCCGTAGGCTATGGAGAAGGCGGTTACGGTCAAGGTCGATATGGCGGTGGTCCGAATGTCGTGTTCGACGACGCGGGCAATCAAATAAGCTTCGATGACTGCGCACAAGCTCTCTTTATCTTTTGGGAGAGCTTGCTGACTAAGCTCACTGGGCGAATATTTTTGTAGTCTGGTTACGAGGATCGCGTCGCCTCGCATGTCCATACGAGGCCAAGGCTGTCGCGCACCGGAGTGCCGATAATGTCAAAAAGCTCGCCATCGATCTCGGCCGTATCGCCCGCCGCTGGCAAGGCGACCTCGCTGACACGCACATCAATCAGCACGGTTGCCATCACGGCGCGGCTTGCGCCGAACCCGACCATCTCATCGGGCGACTTGCGGACGATCCGGACGGTTTGACCGCTGCCCAGACCGCCCGCACGCCAAAGTGCGTCCTCCGCGATATTCCCGTCCCGAAAGATCGCGTCGATCGCCGCGGCGAAAGCCGCTTGCACGATTACGCCTCGTTCGCGCGTGCGACGCCGTTGAGCCGAACGCGGCCGGTCGTCGAACCGGCGGCATTATCGACGGCGGCAATCGCGGCCCCGATCAGCAGGTTGCCGGTCGCGACCGTCGTGCAGCGCTTATTGGTATCGTCCCAGTAGATCAGCGCGCCGACGGTCCAGGCCTGCGAGCCGGCCTTGGTCAAGTCGAACACGCCGGTCGTCTTAAGCGCCACGTCTGCGCCGCTCAATGCATCGCCGGTGCACACGCCGAAGATCTGGCCGACCTTTGCGCCCTGGCCAGAGCTTCGATCGTAAGGCGCGGACACGGTGATGGTGTCGCCGGCCTGAACGAAATTCTTCATTGCCTTGTCTCCTCAAAAGAAGAGGGCCGCCGAAGCGGCCCGGATGGCTGAGTGGATCACGCCGGGTTTAGACGCCGGCGTTGTAGAAGAGCCCGCGGAAGTCGAGCGCCTTGGCCGCGAAGTCGTGCCGGATTTTGATCTCCACACCATCGACCTCGAAGCCTGCGCGCTGGTCGAGGAACGGCTCGGTCTGGCCTTCGAGATGTGCGAACTCGACG